TGTTTTTAATTACAACAGAAAAATAATTAGACTTTGTGAAACTAAAGGCGAATGTTCTTATTACGAAGCGTTATACCAATTTCAGTATTCGGTTATATTGAGAGAAGATTATTATAACGAATATATCCAATGTAGGATACACTCAAAACATCTAAAAAGCTAAATATTATGACAGTAGGACAATATTATGTACACTAAACGAGTTCGCGAAATTTATGAAGTTTTCGAAGAATTTTCAAACGCCAAAGCGAGAAAAGATAAGATAAATGTGTTACAAAAATATTCATCAGTTTCTTTGAGAGACGTTCTGCGCGGAATCTTTGACGACAGGGTACAGTGGAACCTTCCTTCAGGAACACCACCATATACTGCCAGTCACGCAGAGTCGACCCCTTCGTCCCTGCTCAAACAACATCTTAAATTTCAATACCTTGTCAAAGGTATTAAAGTTGCTGACGGCCTCCCTTCATTTAAACGAGAAAAACTTTTCATCGATATGTTGGAGGTTGTGCATCCGGAGGACGCTAAAATTTTAGTGTCTATGATTAACAAAAAATCCCCCGTGAAAGGATTGACGAAAAAAATAGTACAGGAGGCTTACCCAAACTTAATCCCAAATTGATTATGCACATTCCAAATCGATAACAAGGAGACTTGCCTATGGTGACAAATCAAATAGAACGTTTAAAGAAAGACTCTAGGGAACTTGGAAATTATATCCATAAGTTAAATAAAAAAGGGAAACAAGAAGCAGCGTATAAAATGATCAAGAAACAGGCATTCTTAGACGCTGCAATAAATCAAGTCACGAGGGGGTGATCCTAATCTAACGGATCCCCTAGGGGATCCACTTTAGGATACGGTATAAGGAATAAAAGTGCCAACATACGATATGAGAAATGTTACGACAGGTGAGGTGAAGGAAATGATCATCCCTTGGTCGAAAAAGAAAGAAATGCTCGAATCAGGAGAATGGGAATCAGTTCATTTAAAAATGGCGCCAATTGTTACCCACACAGGCAATATTATTAATAAAACGTCTGGCGACTGGAAAGACCTTTTAAAGAAAATTAAAGAAGGGTCTGGAGGTAACAGCGGCTTAACTGCGGAACAAAAACGAAAACACGGCTTAGTCGACAATTCTATTAACGTATGAGAAAACAATCTCAACAAATGCCGGTTATGCGCACAGGCATGCCCGATATGAAGATCCGCTCGGATCAGTTAGCAACTATCGAACCTATTACACCACATCAAGAAGACGCTTGGAAAGGTTGGCGAGAGGGTGATCATCTTGCTTTAACTGGCACTGCGGGCACCGGTAAAACTTTCCTCGGCATGTATCTCGCGCTCGAAGAGGTGATGGACAAAAGCACACCGTTTGAAACACTACACATCATTCGAAGTGTGGTGCCGACCCGAGAGATCGGGTATCTTCCTGGAAGCGTCGAAGAAAAACTTAATGCTTATACTGGTCCATATCGAGCTGCAGCCACTGAGCTATTTAATGATCCTAAAGCATATGATAAATTGGTGCATAACAATTACATCACGTTTGAGTCTACTTCATATATTAGAGGGGTAACTTACGACAGCAGTATTATTTTAGTTGACGAGATGCAGAACCTTAACTTTCATGAGCTAGATTCTGTCATTACACGAGTGGGTCAAGCTACCAAAATTATATTCAGTGGTGACTACTACCAGAGCGATTTCAAACAAGAGAAAGACAAAACTGGCGTTAATCAATTTCTTAGTATCTTAGACAACATGAAGAGTTTTACTCACGTGCAGTTTGGGTGGGAAGATATTGTAAGGTCTGATTTTGTTCGCGACTATATTATGACTAAAGAATGGATGGGAATTAAATGACATGGAAGCTATAATAGTTGGTCATGGCCCCAGCATACTTCGTAAACAATATGGCAAATACATTGATTCGTTCAAATATGTTATAAGACAAAAAGCCAACTCTATCAAATATGTCAAAGAAAAACCTGAATGGTATGGTACCAAGACCACCGCTGTTGGAGGTTCTCCGCATCAGTATAAAAAATTGTCAAAATTAAAAGGCGTGGAGAAATGGGTTTACATTGACAGTCGTCATGAATCTCAAAACTATGATACCGAGTACAATAGCGAAACTGTTAAATGTAATCAGGAGCTCTGTCGTCATTGGAATCAAACTTTTCGAGATATGAGGACAGACGATTGGTCAAGGAACCCTCAAGAATCTCAAAAGTATTCGCACCCAACCCTAGGACACAATCATATGTCCTCTGGGACACATACAATTCTTTACACCTGTCATTACCTTCGACCTTCTAAGATTTATCTCCTCGGATATGACAATGTGCGCAGCGGTAAGTTTGGTTGGTCTGTCACAAGAGGCAAGGATTGGAAAAATTACGGAGATCATAGATATGATGTAGAGCAAAAAATGTTACCTCTTTTCGAAAAAGAATTTAACACGAAAATAGTATTTGTAGAATGAAAGTTTTTATTGGTTACGATCCCAGAGAAGATGAAGCGTATCAGGTTGCACGAGCATCGATATTAAATCATTCTACAGAAGTCGAAATTATCCCTCTTGTGCGATCTGAGTTGATAGACAAAGGTATATTTCGTCGACAACACGATCTTAAAGCATCAACCGAATTCACAATGACTCGATTCCTTGTTCCTTTTCTCAGCGACTATAAAGGATATTCTCTTTTTGTTGATTGTGATATTTTATGTAACGCTAATGTTTTAAAAATCTTGGATAACATAGACGAATCTTGTGATGTTAGTTGTGTACAACACGACTATAACCCCAAAGGCGAATTTAAGATGGACGGTAAACAACAGCATGTTTATCCAAGAAAAAATTGGTCATCAGTTATGCTCTATAATAATCGTGCGTGTTGGAAACTAACTCCAGAGATGGTTAATATTGTCGATCCTTCTTACTTACATCAAATGAGATGGGCAGATAAAATTGGCTCTATTGACCACACTTGGAACTATTTGTCTGGATACTATTTCGATATAGATAAACCAAACATTATTCATTATACAGACGGCGGACCATGGTTTCCTGAATATGAGAACTGTGACTTTGCTGAAGAGTGGATACAAGAAGCAAAACAACTTAAGGAAAATCAATGAACAGAGAAGAAATTTTCGAAACACTAAAAGTAGACGAAGGCGTCAAATATGAGATTTACAACGACCACTTGGGATATGCCACGTTTGGGGTCGGACATCTTGTGCTCGAAACAGATCCTGAGCATGGGTCCGATATTGGAACGCCAGTATCAGAAGAAAGAGTCAAAGAATGCTTCGAAAAAGACCTTAGCACCGCTATCGAAGAGTGTTACGCTTTATACGGAGAAGGGACTTTTGACGAATTCCCCGATACAGTGCAACAAGTCGTGGTCAACATGATGTTCAATATGGGTAGAACTAGACTGAGCAAGTTTAAAAAATTCACAGCTGCGTTAGAAAACGGTGATTGGAAAACAGCAGCGCTTGAAGGACGCGATTCGAAGTGGTATAATCAAGTAACTAATCGCGCAGAAAGACTGATGTCTCGTATGGAGAATGTATAATGGCAAAGGGAGGAAGCGCAAACACTAACAAGGTAGAGCATGCTCCCAAAGGTACTTCTATTGGTAGAGGACATTTAAATACATCCTCTATGAATAAAAGAAAGAAAGCGAATTATAAAAAATATAGAGGTCAAGGTAAGTAACAGTGGCGAAATATTCTAAATTTGATTCTGGTAACAAGAAAAGAACAAACGATAAATATAGAGCCGAACGAAAGAAAGTTCGGCATCAACAAACTGATAATCGAAAGAAAATAAATCATGAGAAGATTGATATATCAAGTTTACGTAGGCAAGAAATCTAAGTTATATGATGGTTGTGTTGATTCGGTAGCAAAGTATTGTGCTCGTCATAACATCGAGCACATTGTACAAAGAACTCCTATCCTTCGTATCAAGCCAAATGTCTTTACAACAAACCGCAGTAAAGAGTCTTATGAAAAACATGGTGGGTTTCTTCCCATCTACGAAAAAGAAAACGCTTTTGTACATCTAAAAGAATATGATCAGATTGCAATTGTCGACGCTGATATTTACATTCGTGAGTCTGCAGAAAATATATTCGAAGACTTTGGTACCGACCATGCCTTTGGTGCTGTCCTTGAATCCTCAATGCCTATCACCGATCAGTACATTGCGAAGATAATCAATTATTCTGCAATGCAGTATCGTGGTCTTTCCAAGAAAGGAAAATACCGAGAAGTATCTAAGATGGGTTACTCTTTCTATAACATGGGCTTGATTCTTCTTAACTCTGCGCAATTCGAACCATTCCTAAAAGGTTTGTCTCCAAAAGATTGGATTATGCAGAACGAGTTTACTGACTTTGTCGACGGTCAGGGTGCGTGGAAATGGAGCACAGATCAGACTCTGCTTAATTATTTCATATACAATTCAAAAGTGCCCACCAAAGATCTGCATTGGAAGTGGAATGGTTTGTTTACCGCCAATACAAAGATTAAAGAATGCTCTTTCGTGCATTTTTTCTTAAAGGATAAACTGCCGGCTCGAGGTGAAAACTTCAAAGAACTACTTAAAAAGTTATGAAAGCTCAGATTATCTACACTCCTTCCAACCCCGATTCTAAAAGGGTTGGAAAGGAATCATTAGAGTCGTTTAGAGCGCATAACGGATGGGATGTTTCTCTAGTAGAGGGCGTTGTTCGTTCAGACTTTGATGATCTAGTGAAAGGTGCTCGGCTACGAAATGATTTTGATACAAAGTTTGCTAAGAAAGGTCGACTATGGATGATGCACAGTGGAAACGATCAAGTCTGGCAAACTAAAAGAGCTTGTGTATACAATCATCTATATTTCTGGAAGAAAGTCATAGAGTCTAACGAAACGCAATGTTTTATTGAACACGATATAATTTGTATTGCTGACGCTGAAGAATATGAATTTGAAGATTATCTTATACTGAATATGGGTGACGCTTTTACCAATAAAAAATATCCAGTGCAGAAAGGAATACGGAACTATCCTGTTTCAATGAAAGAAAAGTATAACAATCTTTTGGATGATAAATCTTATCCGTTAGTGTATAATAAACCTAACGTTTGGGAGAATTCTTATATGGTTCCTGGAACTGCTGCATATGCTATCACACCAGCAGGAGCAAAGAAAATGCTCGAGGCTGCATTGACTATTGGCTTGGACCAGTCAGATTTTATATTAAACACAAAGAATTGCAAGGTTGAGTACATTAACCCCAGCCCTGTTGTTTTCAATACGCAATATGTTACAACGAGTTGGGGTTTATAGTGGCTAAGATTCCAGGAGCAGAAGGTAATAATCGTATACCAATGGTCGCAGTTGATCAATGGGAAATGATTGAACATCGAAAAAAACAAGAGCTCGAGCATTGGGATAAAATTAAAGAACGAAATGCATTGAACTCTATTTTGACGATCGAGATTAATACTACAGAACTATGCAATCGAACCTGTGTGTTCTGTCCTCGACACGACCCAAAAGTCTATGATAATCGTAACCTACATCTAACAGTCAAAGGCGCTACAATCATTGCAGAGGAGCTCGAGCGTTCTTCCTTCGAAGGTAAGATATCTTTTAGTGGCTTCGGCGAGAATCTTCTAAACCCTTGGTTCCCAGAGATTATTAGTGTGTTTCGTAAACACAGACCAAGTAATGTCATTGAGTGTAACACCAACGGCGACAAGCTAGACGAGCACTACGCTCGAAGAATCTTTGATGCAGGTATGTCGATCATCTATGTGAATCTGTATGATGGTATGGAACAGGTAGACCATTTTGACGAGTTGTTTGATCTTGCCGGCATTTCTCAAGAGAGGTATAAGTATAGAGTGCACTGGGGCGGTATGGAGAACCATGGCCTCGTGTTAAACAATCGAAGTGGCGTTGTTGACTGGATGGGTATTGACGAGTCGACAATTGAAGCTGTCAAGGACAAGCCCTGTTACTATCCATTCTATAAGATGTTTGTTGATTGGAACGGTGATTGTATTCTTTGTTGCAATGATTGGAACAGAGAGCAAGTGGTGGGTAATTTGATTACACAAAGCCTGAGTGATGTTTGGTTTGGCAAACCAATGACAAAGATAAGAAACAAGTTAAAAAAAGGCAACCGCACAGAAAAACCTTGTAATAAATGTAATGTAGATGGTACATTATTTGGTAAACCATCTTTCGATTTTATTAACGCACTAGGATCTACAACTGATGAATGAAATATTCCAACAAATGAATAAAAAAGATAAGAAGGAAAAAACCTTCAGGGTTGATCATCCTTCGACGATATGGAAAAAAATTAACTCGCCTTTTCAACTTGCTAATTTTTTAAACAATCAGGACAGAATATATGATGTAATGTCGCTATTAAATCCTAAAAAACCAAAGGGAATGAAAAAAGTTAGAATCGGCGAACAGAATGATGGTGGATATGTTTTTATAGAAGATCTCTTAAAAGGCGGCAAGGTTGCCTATTCTATTGGCATTGGTAAGACAGTTAAGTTTGAAGAGGCAATTGAAGCATATGGTCACCATATATGGATGTATGATCATACTGTTGACGGTAGCAGGTTTGCTACACCAAACCGAACAATTCAAAAAATAGGGATTGGTCCTAAAAACAAGGGTGAACTGCAGACCTTAAAGACAATGATCGCGAACAATAACCATTCTAATGAAGACAACATGCTTTTGCAGATGGACTGTGAAGGAGCAGAATGGGATGTCTTTTCTTCTATGAATCCAGACGACCTTAAAGGTTTTTCTCAGCTTTGTGTAGAGATGCATTGGTTTGTTTCTTATTTTTCACAAGCACATACCACAGACCTTATCGAGAACGCGCTACAGAAACTTCGAAAACACTTTACTCCTTGCCATGTACATGCAAACAATTGGTCAGGTTTCTATAAGATTCCAGGTAAACCTCCAGTGGCGGAGACCTTTGAGGTCACATGGATACGCAATGATCTAGTAGAATGGGATGAATCGGAAGAAGTTTATCCAACAGAATTTGACTCGCCTTGTAACGCTACAAGATATGAAATTGAATTAGGCAATGCCCAATGGTAAAAAACATCGCAATACGTTCGATGTCTATGTGGCGAAAGGGCGTGCCCTATACAACTCCAGGAGTAGGCGATAGGATACACGCGGTTCTATTTGGCCAGAAATATGCAGATGCACATATGTGTGATGTTGTTCTACATTTAACCTCTGACAAATATGGTAAGCAAGCTAAGAAAGACACATGGGCAGCATTGAGTGAAATGACTCGAGGTAAAGTCAAAGTTAAAGCATGGCCAGTCTGCGGTTTATCAGAACCAGATTGGTTAGAATATCTTAAAAATCAAGGGGTCGAAGATCCACAGACTTACTACTATAAAGATCATATTGATCTACAACCTCTTGGTCCAGTTAAAGCCATTGACCTTATTGACGCGGATGAATACCTTACAGAGTCACCAAAACTTGAACCAATTGATTGTTCTAGTGAAATTGTTTTGCCTCAGAGGTATGTAACTGTTCAATGGGATTCAGCTGACAGCAGTAGACAATTGTCTCCGTTAATGTTGAATAAAATTGAAAATGAGTATAGAATAAAAGGACTAGACCTAGTAGTCGTCGGTGGACAGGCTAAAAGCCGCCACTTAAGAAATTCTTTAAAACACGTTGGGTTTTGTATGGCAAACTCTGAAGGTCATGTTGGAATCGATTCCGGCATGTTGCATATGGCTTCATTATATGTTGCATGGAATTTAATAGACATTTATAATCCAATAGGAAACATCAAAGGTAAATCTTCGCATCATGTGTATCGCATGCATAAACATGGCGCTAAAGTTAATACTTACACATAAGGAATAAATTATGAGAGCATGGGAAGAATATAAATCAGCAAACACGGTCGAGGAAGCTCAGGCTATACAAGAAACTCTTCTCACCAAAGACATCGCAGAGGAAAGACAAAATTCGTTTAAGCGTTTGCGTTCTCTAATGCGATATGCAGCCAAATGTGAATCTGTTAAAGAAATTGGAATATTCCAAGGCAGTTCATTAATGGCAATGATGATTCAAGACAGCGTTAAACACGGCGTTGGGATCGATATTAACCTGAATCACTTTAAAAAATATCTGAAACCTTTATTAGTAGAATATTGTGAACGTAAAGGAAAGACATTAAAAAGCCATGGCGTCAGTTCTTTAGATGTATCAACTGTTAGTTCTGTCGATATGCTTCATATCGACAGTTTGCACCACCCCTCTCATTTAAAAAAAGAACTACAAACACATCATATGTCTGTTAAGAAGTACATTGCCTTTCATGATATAAAACAAAACGATTGGGCTTTACTTAAAGTCATTGAAGAATTTTGCCAAAACAATCCCGAATGGTCCGTTGTTGAACGGTTAACTGGAGGAGGTGCCGGACATGCAGTGATCGCCCGTGACGCCACTGAAGATGACTTAGGAGATATTCAAGAGAAACCTCCTGGACCAACAAAACGTATTAGCAGTTAAAATGGGAATGGGGGATGATATGTTTTTTCTCGGCGAAGCGGAGAAAATCTTTAAAGAAACTGGCCAACTGGTAAGGCCAGTTGGTAGTGGTAAATCTCCTCTTTTTAATAACGTTGAGTTTCTATCGGACAGCGGAGTAACTGTCAACACAAGAGACACCACTCCAGAAAAAACAGACTATAGAATACAGTATATGTGCTCAGAAGAGAAAAGGACTATTCTGGGTAAGAAAATGGTCTGGCGGCCATATAAGATTAAACCTTTTCATATTCGATTCACCGAGAAAGAATTAGAAACCGCAGATAAAATTTTAGAAGAACACAATGTACCAAAAGAGTTTGTTGCGATTAATCCTGACTTTAAAAAAACATTCTTCGGTTCGAATAAAAACTGGGGGATCAAGAAGTATCAAGAGTTAGTAGACAGGCTTGACGGCCTTGTTGACCTGCCTTGTGTTCGAATAATGCCTAAAGGGATCTACAAAGAGCCTTTAATTAAAGGCGCGATAAATATTGAGAGCACAGACGTTCGTGTTTCTTTTGCCATGTTAAGAAACGCGAAATTCGGTGTTGGATATATCGGAATGTTTATCCACGCACTAGGAGGTATGGGTATACCTTGCGTTGTTTTACAGGGTGGTATAGCAAACACAACGATTGGCGAATATCCTGGTCATATCAATATAGAATATGATCATCCAGAGTCGCCCTGCGGTAACACTTACGAATGTTCACATTGTGCTGACGCCAATGAATGGATGACAGTTGATATGATTTTTAATGCATGCAGGAAATTATTATGAGCGATCACACGATACAATTTGGAGGTAAGATTTACCCGAAACTGCAACAAGAAGGATTTGCATCTCAATACGCATTTCCATTTGCTTCGAAGTTATTGAAAGGTAAAGGTGTTGATGTTGGATGTATGAAACCGGAATGGGCGTTTCCAGGAGCAATACCTGTAGACTTAGACTTTGACGATGAATGGCACGCCTTGAACCTTCCTGAAAATGAATTAGACTATGTTTTCTCTTCACATTGTCTCGAGCATCTATCCGACTGGGTTGGTGTTTTAGACTACTGGTATGAACAATTAAAAGTTGGTGGTCTTCTGTTTTTATACCTACCTAGTTATCAGCAAGAGTACTGGAAACCTTGGCATAACCGAAAACACGTAAACGTTTTAGAACCTCATATCATTCGTGATTGCCTTCAATCTAGAGGAAAATGGAGAGAAGTTATTGTTACCGACGGTTTTGACCTTAACCATTCGTTCTACGCGACAGCTCGAAAAGTTTAATGAAAGCTACTCCTCTCTATCCTTCTAATCCCGAGACTCTGTGTTTAAATCATAAGACAAAAGTTTTAGTGAATGGCGCGTTTGACATTCTACATACAGGCCACATCGATTTGTTCATGTACGCCAAGTCTTTAGGATATGTTATCTGCGCTATTGATAGTGACGAAAGAATACGGCAGAATAAAGGAATAGATCGCCCAGTAAACCCTTTGGCGGTTAGAGCCAAGATTTTGTCTCGTATAATTGACATTAACGAAGTTTGGTCATTTAACAGCGACGTTGAATTGATTTCTCTTATGTCTAGAGCAGACGTGAGGGTTATTGGATCCGATTGGAAAGGCAAAGATATTGTTGGTGAAGATCTAATCGATATCGATTTTTTTGAAAGAGTAAATGATGAAGCTACCACAAACACCCTTGAAGATTATATTAATCGGCGAAACCTGTTGGGACGCGTATAGATCTGGGACTGTTAACCGAATAAGTCCAGAGGCTCCTGTTCCTGTTTTAGACTGGCCAGGAATTGAAACGTGCCGAGAAGGTATGGCAATGAACGTTGCTGCCAATTTAGAAAATTTTGGAGCAGAGATCGATCTTCATACGAGGTATGTCGAACAAAAAATAAGATATTTTAGTGGACAGCACCAGCTGTTGCGAGTTGACATCCCTCTAGTTGGATGGCATCCGTTTGATCCCGAAGAAATCTCAGGCGAGAACCCCGCCGCCGTTGTCATCTCTGATTATAACAAAGGGTTTATATCTTATGACGCGATAAGATATATTCGAGCTAACTGCCATTGCCCAATGTTTATCGATACCAAGAAGCCAGACCTCAAACAATTTGACGGAATTATTACTAAAATAAATACTGATGAGTGGAACCGTAGAACAAGCGACCATCCTACTCCAGATCAATTAATCGTTACTGGAGGTGGCGGTAAGATTATATCTGGCAAAGAAGAATGGACTCCTCCTGAAATTGAGATGGTTGATGTCTGCGGAGCCGGAGATACTTTCTTTGCTGCATTTATTGTGAAGTTTCTTCAAACAAATAGTAAGTCTGACGCAATCGAATTTGCCATGAGAGCTGCAGCAGTTACTGTACAACACTTAGGAGTTTATGCTCCGACACTGGAGGAGATATGACTAGATTAGAAGGAACCGTGAAGAAAGCGTGGGGTTCAGAAATAATCTGGGCGACCAACGAACTGTATTGCGGAAAATTAATGAACTTTAATTCTGGTTGTTCGTTTTCTATGCACATGCATAAAGAGAAAGACGAAACTTGGTACGTGTTGTCTGGCAAATTTATTCTAAAATTAATAGACACGTCTGACGCTAGCGTTTCAGAAAAAATCCTAAATACTGGCGATGTATGGAGAAACGAACCTATGCTCCCGCATCAGCTCTACTGTCTCGAACAGGGCACTATTATCGAGGTGTCGACACCAGATTCTGTAGAGGACAATTACAGAGTAGGAAAAGGAAAAAATTAAAAATGAGATTTATTGTCGACATAGATAAGACTATCTGTTTAACATTAGACGGTAATTATTATACTGCATTGGCGATTAGAAAACACGTTGAAAAAATAAACGCTTTATATGACGCGGGGCATGAGATTATTTACTGGACAGCTCGCGGCGCTGTCTCTGGAAAAGACTGGAGCGCACTTACTAAGCAACAATTAGAAGACTGGGGTGTTCGGTATACAGAATTATGGATGAACAAACCGCATTATGATGTGTGGGTAGATGATAAGGCGGAATGGATATTTTAAAATGAAAGTAAAAATTATTGTAATGCACGGAAATGGGATTTCAGAAAGAGGTTATCACGCCTGTCGCCGTAGTGCAAGAAAGGTTAATGGCCCTGCGTTTTGGATGAACATATTTAAAGCTATACGCCCATGGGAAATTGAAGATCTGCAACAGAAGTATGGGTTATCATACACATATCCGACGAAAGAACCTAGGCTTGATTTTTCAACAGGCCTGAGTCTTTCGCCCTATGTTGGAAATACCGATACTCGTATTGCTTGTTTCTTTTCTCATTATCTCCTCTGGCAAGAATGCGTGGAAACACAAGAGCATTTTCTTATTCTAGAACATGATGTGGAATTTGTTAATAAAGTAAATTGGGATCATCTAGAAAAATCTAAGTACCAGATCATTGGGATTAACGATCCTCGAGGCGCAACGAGGCGCTCGCAAGAATATCATAACTTAGCACAAGCAAGAAATTACACAATTGCTCCTCCTCCATATATTGATGAACAACATGTGCCACAAGGACTTGCAGGCAATTCAGCCTACTATATAAAACCCCTTGGTGCACAAAAACTTATTGAGCTGGTTGATCAGCATGGCATTTGGCCCAACGACGCTATTATGTGCAAACAACTACTACCTGGAATGTTGGGTCAAACTAAAAAATATTATACAAAAGTGCAAGGGTTAGTTTCAACTACTACTACATTATGAAATCATTCGTAATAACTATAAAAGACAATAGTCTTTCTGAGCAAGCTGCAGAAAGATGTATTCGATCGATGCCAGATTTTAAAGTATTAAAGTTCTACGGCATTACTCCAAAGGACAACCCTCTAGAGATATTGAAAATAGAATCAATACCTGTTTCTGGGTTCCAAGAAAAGTATTCTTATCTTGAGTCCTGCATTGCGGCGTTTCTTTCTCATTATGCTCTATGGAAAAAATGTGTAGAGGATAAAGTAGAATATCAAATCTTCGAGCACGATGCTTTCTGCGTTGGAGAGTTACCTGAGTTTATAAATTATGACAAAGCGATATCTTTAGGCAAACCAAGTTATGGCAACTTCAACACCCCACTAATGTTAGGAACTAATCCTCTTGTTTCCAAGCGTTACTTTCCTGGGGCGCATGCGTATCGAATAAAACCAGCTGGCGCTAAAGAGCTGATCGCGCGCGCGAAAGTTGATGGTGGGCCAACAGACGTTTTCTTACACCTTGACAAATTCCCTTGGTTGCAAGAGTATTACCCTTGGCCAGTAGTCGCAAAAGACTCTTTCACCACAATACAGAAAACGCAAGGTTGTTTGGCGAAACATAATTGGCATGATGGGGTAGGTTATGAAATCGTACGATAAAGTTTTTGTTACAGGATGTGATGAAAAGACTGAGTGGCAGCTAGAATGGTTCCACAAAAATTTTAAAAAACACAATAAAACAATCCCTATTGTTTTTGCAGACTTTGGCGTTTCTGCAGAAATGCTTGAATGGATACACAAGATAAGCACATTTGATGATATAATTAGTATTCCTAAACAAAGAGTAAACGGCTGGTTTCTCAAGCCCAAAACACTGCAACTTATCAACGCAAAAAAACTCTGTTGGCTTGATACTGATTGCGAAGTTCTAGAAAATATCGAAGACATATGGAATCATTGCGAACCAGACAAGCTCGGGATGTGCGAAGACAGACCATGGTCTAAACGTTCTGGAGAGAAATGGTTTAATTCGGGTGTTATGGCAATTATAGATAAACCAAGAATATTAAACGCATGGATCGATGCATGCGCCAAGAAACCAAATCAAGGCGATCAAGAAGTTTTACATTTTATGATGGGTAATCCGCTTAATCAGGTTACTCACATCTGCCAGCTGCCTCATATGTATAACTGGCTTCGAATTGATGTTCAACACGATTCTACCGATAGCAATAAAAAAAGAATTATGCACTGGACTGGTGAGAAAGGTAATAACATAATAAGGAAAAAAATATATAATGGCTGAAAAAGTTTGGCACATAATTGGTAACGGCGATTTAGCAGCGGTATACAAATTTCGAGAAAGGGCAGGCAAAAAAATAATCTGTAACATGCCTCCTTTTGATATGCCTGCAAACGAAGTTTACGCGACCGCCATGGTTGATTTTAAGATGATGATGGCTCTTACCGAAGGCTCCTTGAACCTAGATATGTACCCGTGGATCCTTGGCACTCGACCTAAGATCTGGATGAGCGACCCAAAACAATCAAACTTCTATTTAAAATATGCTGCAAACGTTCGCGAATTTTATACAGATGTTCCCAAGTATGCTAAGAATGCAACCAACTTCAACTGCGGAATGATGGCAGTACATTATGCCGTCCATAAAAAGAAAGCAGACGTTGTACATATGTATGGGTTTGATACGCTATTTGATTTTAATATGCGGTCAGTTACGGACCTTTACTTGAACAGCGACAGAGGAAACATAAACAATTTTAGGTTGATAGAGAATTGGCGACCTGTGTGGAACGGTATCTTTAAAGAAGCTGAACAAAAAACAGGAACTAAATTTATTCTTCATCACAATCACAATAATCTTAAAATCACTAATCGAGATAATATATCTGTCGAGACATATGACTTGAAAGAAGAAAAAAAGAAGAGTAAGATAAAGTCTTCGGGTCCGGTTGTTTCGAAAGAACAAATTAACAATATGAACCGCCAACAAAAAAGGGCCTATGAAGCCCAACTTCGAAAGGGTATATTAGGATAATATGTTTAAACACGCTCCAGTCGATCTAGGGTACGATGATTTATTAACAGAACAGAAAAACAATAAGAGGCATTATCGTTCTGGTTCGAATCTATACCCGTCAATTACAACTGTCCTCAGTGTATTAAGCGAAGAAGGTATCGCCAAGTGGCGAGCAAAAGTGGGCGATGAGGAAGCAGATAAGATCTCTTATCGAGCGGCCACTCGGGGAACTGCGGTTCATGAGATAATTGAGAAGTACATAAACAACGATCCAGAGTATCAATCTAGTTATATGCCGAACATTATTGGTAATTTTTTATCAGTCAAAAAAATTCTAGACGAACGAATTGGAGTAGTCTATGGTCAAGAACTTCCTCTCTATTCTGATCATTTACGCGTCGCTGGGCGCGTTGATTGCGTTGCTCAATTTGACGGCAAGGATTCAATCATTGACTTTAAAACCAGTCGAAAACCAAAACTCCGAAAGTATATCACTAACTACTTTCAACAAGAGTCTGCCTACGCGATCATGTGGGAAGAACGCACCAGAATGCCAATTACCCAACTCGTTACCATAGTCGCAGTAGACGACGCCAAGCCCCAAGTGTTTGTGGAACATAGAGATAAATGGGCTCCAGAACTCCTCAAGACAATAAAACTCTTCGAAAATCAATAACTTACCTCTAGTTTTAATTCGTCATTTCGTATGGTATAATAATATCATAAGCAAAAAAGGACGGAAATATGATCGCAGTATACCAGTGGCACCTCTCTGACGAATTGTCTGACCTCATTAATCGTGATGGTTGGATGGCTAATGAAACCACTACGGCTTACGCTGATAAGGGTTGCAGTTGGATGATCGATGATGGTCGATTTGATGCTGCTAAGTGGTTTTACCAATATGAATTGGTCGCTACTTGCAAAACGGATGATCCTGAAGAAGCGTTCGTTCTGATGAACCTCTGGAATGATCCTGACCGAGTTTGCAAAATCGGTGCTCGGGTCGCTTCCTTGTCAATTGGTGATATCCTTGAAGTTGCTGGTGGTAAATTTCTTCTCTGTACTGGTGAGGGTTTCCAAGAAATCTTTCCTGTAAACGGCCATATCACTAGAGTTGCTGCTGGTTAATTTGAAGAATATCAATAACTTAGCTGTGGTTTTATTTCAGGACTTTGCGGGGTATAATTACCTTGTAAGCAAAAAGGAGTTGGCGTAATGGATAGAGTTAAACTAAATCATGAAGTGGGATCGGTGT